ATTTCTCTATTGATTTCTCCATTTACAGCCCAAACAATACCACTTAGCACGAAAAAAGCTATGGACGAACAAATGCCATTCCCCCAAAGGCGGTACTCTGCTGCATCACGATATGGATCTTGCAGCCATTTCTGTACCATCTTTCGGCTTTTGGGACGGCTCTCCGGTTTTACCGCTTTTCGGTATTCTTCAAAAATAGCTGCCCATCGGTCGATTTCTTCTTCTGTGGGATTTTCCGATGCCAGGTCACTGCACCATTGATCCGGAAATCCCTGCAGTCTTGCACATTCCTGCGGTGTCAGTCTGCGAACCGCATAACCGCTGGAAACGATACTGGGGTCTTTGTGATCCCGTGCCAGCAGTGTAGGGGTCGTTTCCCGAAATGCACTGCTGAAATTTCCCGTAGAAGCAGCATACACTGCATGATGGTCGGTAGCATTCAAAGTGAAAGCGACCTCTTTGTTGACACCGCCGCCCTGTGGTCCGTTTTGGTCAGACCGACCGATCATTGAGCCCTGCAAAGCATAACTTTCCAGCACAGCAATACCGCCTTGGTTTTTTGCTGGTGACTGGTCGCTGGTGTCCAAAGTACGGGCAGTGTCTGCCTCATAAATGCCGCTGTGCGGATTACCGGAAAGCATGGCATTGCTGGAAAAGGAACTGATGCCGTATGCTTTCGGCTGAAATACCGTCTGGTCATTATTGCAGGACAGGGTAGCAGATTTGTTTTCCTGTATCAGACTGCCTTTTCCACCGCCGGCTTTTCCGCAGCGAATCTTCAATGTTTTCGGTGTATCCATCAGCAGCGGAACATTCCCGCCGCCGGTTCCGCATCTGGAAGTCAGTGTCTGCACTTTTCCGCTTTCAGAGATCTGAAGCCGGCTGTCAGCAGGATGATTTTCCAGTACACAAGGCGGATGATGGGCTTCTGCCCGAAGGGTAGCAGTGCGTTCTTTCAGAATGTCTATGCGTTTTCCGCCCTGGTCACACAAGCACAAGCCTGCCGTTCCAAAGCTGTCCGCAGCACTTCCGGCAGTTCTTTGCCACGCACGGAGGCTCTCCGCAGAATACCCTGACAAGCCTTCGGACTCAAATAGTATTTTTCCGGCACTTGCTCCGTCAAAATCTGCGACAAGAAAGATCCGTTTTCTTCGCTGGGGCACTCCCCAGTATTGTGCATCAAGAACTCGCCATGCGAGGGAATAGGATTCTGCCAGAACCTCTCCGGCTTTTGTCCATTTTCCCGCAGGTCGAGGAATTGAAATGCTGCTGTCTTTGACCGAACAGATGGCTTCGAGGACACAGCGGAAATCTTCTCCGCCGTTGGAAGAAAATGCTCCGGGGACGTTTTCCCAGACGATGTATCTTGGATATTTGCCATTGCTTGCACACCTCATTTCTCGGATGATACGGATTGCTTCGTGAAACAGAGAAGAACGGCTGCCGTTCAGACCGGTTCGTTTTCCGGCGATGCTCATATCCTGGCATGGACTGCCAAAGGTGATGATGTCCACAGGCGGCAGCTTTGCACCATGCAGTCCGCTGATATTGCCGAAGTGTTGTACCTGCGGCAGCCGTTTTTCTGTCACACGAATAGCAAACGGTTCAATTTCAGAAGACCAGACAGGCACAATGCCTGCCAGCAGTCCGGCAAGCGGAAAACCGCCGCTGCCGTCAAAGAGGCTGCCAAGGGTGAGCGGTTTATTCATCAGGCTTTTCCACCTCTTTCACCAGTTCAGAGTATGCAATCTGCTTCCCATCCCGCACAACATATACACCATCGGCATTTCCCGTATCTTCCACATACCGGCGAAGAATCACCGAGGCATATTTTTCATCCAGTTCCATGGTGTAACAGATGCGATTCATTTGTTCGCAAGCCATCAAAGTAGAACCGCTGCCGCCAAAGGTGTCCATTACCACGCCATTTTCCTGTGTAGAATTGCCGATGGGATAGCCAAGCAAGTCCAGCGGTTTAGAGGTGGGGTGATTGGCGTTGCGTTTCGGCTTGTCAAAATGCCAGATGGTCGTCTGCTTACGGTCGGAATACCAGTGATGCTTGCCATTCTGCATAAAGCCATACAGCACAGGTTCATGCTGCCACTGATAATCCGAACGTCCCAGAACAAGACTATCCTTTACCCAGATGCAGCAGCCTGCAAGATGAAATCCGGCATCAATGAATGCTTTGCGGAAATTAAGCCCTTCTGTATCTGCATGGAATACATAGGCAGAACCGCCTTTTTCCAGATGTTCTGCCATTCGCTGAAAGGAGGACAGCAGGAATGTATAAAACTCCTCGTTCTTCATGCTGTCATTCTGAATGGTAAGTCCGCTGGCACTCTTAAACGAAACGCCATATGGGGGATCGGTCAGAATGAGATTTGCCTTGGTGTCACCCATGAGAGCAGATACATCTTCCGCAGATGTAGCATCACCGCACATCAGCTTGTGTCTGCCAACTGTCCAGATGTCTCCACGCTGTACAAATGCAGCTTTTTCCAGTGCAGTGGTGAGGTCAAAATCATCGTCTTTCACTGTGTCACCGCTGTTTGTATCAAACAAATCTGCAATTTCAGCTTCATCAAAGCCGGTCAGACCAAGGTCAAAACCGAGATTCTGCAATTCTTCCATTTCAACGGACAGCAATTCTTCGTCCCAGCCAGCATCTAACGCCATCCGGTTGTCAGCAAGAATATACGCTTTCTTCTGTGCTTCCGTCAGATGGTCGACATACACACAGGGTACTTCTGCAATGCCTTCTTCCTTTGCCGCCATAATGCGTCCATGTCCAGCCAGCACATTGTATTCCCGGTCGATAATGACCGGATTGACAAATCCAAACTCACGAAGGGAAGAGCGAAGTTTCAGGATCTGTTCCTTGTTGTGGGTTCTGGCATTATTCGCATAGGGGACTAACTTGTTGATGTCAACAAGCTGAAATTCTGTAGTTGTGGTCATGCTCCATTCCTCCGCTTCAAAACTTTCTGTAAGCCTTTTCTGGCATCCAGCACTTTTCCGCTGACCGCCTGTCCTTTTATGGTGCGGTATTGCTGTTTGGTCATCTTTTGGCGATTGGCTTTCAAATCTCGCCAGAACTGGGTATCTTCTTTCATGTATTTCTCACTTTCTGCTGCTCAGAAGCTGTTCCATCAAATCATCCTGCGGTGTACCGTCAAATTTGGTCGTGCAGTTCTGTTTCACAATATCGAAAATCTCATACCAGAGCAAATTTGCCTGTTTCTGAAATGTCTGGCTCATCTGCACAAACGGAGAGGCGATAACGCCGCCGGTGGTCGGATGCTTTCCCAGCAGTCCATAGGTACTGAGGGCTTCTTCACACTGTACAAATCGGGCGAATGCCTGCGAGTAGCTTTCCAGCAGCCGTTTGTTGACGTGCTTTTCACAGCCACGCTGTTTCAGCCAGAGCCACGTTTCTTTGTACACAATGTCTGCTCCCAGCGGTTTTCCGTTCTTCTGTTGGGCAGACAAGTATGCACTGGGGCTTGGCATATCCGCACCGGTCAAATCAGCGGCATCGTCCAGATCAGCTGCATCCAATTCCGGAGCATGAAATTCCATAATATCTGCATCCTTGCCCTCTGCGATCTTGTCGGAGAGAGCTTTCGGCTTATCTCCTGCACGAACTCGTCTGCCGCCTCTTCTTGTGCCGTCCTTTGCCATCTGATTTCACCTGCCTTTTGAGAAAAAAACAGCCGAAACTGCGTAGGTTTCGGCTTGTTTGCATATTTTCGGGGTTAATCCCCCGTTTGAACCTTGGTTTTTGTGCGTGAGAGGGAACGCCGGTCTGTAAAAAATTCACAATTAGCGATTTTTATCCCCCACCGGCAGCATTTCAGACACAATCAATACCGATAGACGGGATTTCGGTCTTCTGTCCACGTCTTGCGGTCATGGCAGGACTTGCAAAGAGCCTGCCAGTTGCTTTCATCCCACATCAGATGCGGATCACCACGGTGAGGAATGATATGGTCAACGACCGTTGCCTGAACATATCTACCCTCTGCCATACACTTCACACAGAGAGGATGCCGGCGAAGATACCTCGCACGGACTTTCTGCCAGCGGCGACCGTAGCCACGGCTCTCGGCAGAGGGACGCTCGGTATGCTCTGACTTGTGTTCGTCACAGTAACCGACACCAGCCTCGGCTAGGTGAGGACAGCCGGGATGTCTACAGGGTACTTTAGCCTTCCTCGGCATAGGGACACTCCTCACAGTCGAACTCACCGCCGCAGTCACAGCCCTTTTCCACCTTGATGCGCTTGAGGGCTTTCTTGTGGAGTTTCTTCACCCATTCGGTGGTGTCGCCCAGCTCATCGGCGATTGCTGCCCATGTTGCACCGTAGAAGTAGCGGAGTCGGAGCACCTCGCGCTCATCAGCATTGGGATTCGCCATGATGATCTGTTCGATGTTACGCTTCATACGAATGGACTCGATAAGCTTCCAACGGGCATCGGTGAGGATTCCCTGTACATCTTCGTCATTAAACTCCTCGGCGAGCTTCTTCCACTCGTTGTAGATAACGACCTGTTCACTGATACGGGAACGAAGCCCTGTTGCGTTACGCATGACACTCTTTGCAAGCATTGTGTTTACCTCCATTTCATGGCATAAGAAAAGCCGCACGATGCTTTTCGGCACTGGCGGCTTCACTTGTATCTTAAATTTCCATTATACAGTATATCACATTATTTTGTCGCATTCAAGGGACATTCAGTCGCAATTAGTCGCATTCAGTCGCATCCTGTCGCAACTTTTCATCCAACGCCGATACAGCCTTATCATGAAGCCGATAGATATGTTTTTTGCTGTATCCCATCTTGCCGGCAATCACCTCGAAGGATTCAAAGAACAAATATCTGCGTTCTAACAGTTTTCTGTAGCGACGGTCGTCCAGCTTTCCGATAGCGTGTTCAATGTCAATCTTAATAGCGATCATTTTATCAATCAAAGCATCGGCTTCCTGTTCAAAAGCGATAACCTTGCAGATAGCTTTGCCGATTGCATCGGAGCCGCCATTAGGAGAAGATCCGCCATTGTTTTCATAGCTGACACCTCTGCCATACAAATCCTGACGGAGTCTTTCAGCCTTTTCCATCTTGTCGTTAATCATTTGATTAAGCTCCCATGCCTGATTCAGATATTCCTTTGCGTTCATCATGCTGCCTCCTTAACCATTCTGCGGATTCTCGCCATAAGTACGACCGTATCAATATCGCTGAGGCACTGCGCCCACTCGGAGCGAAAGAACTTCTCGTTCTCCGCAATTGCTACATCATCATGTTTTACGAGTGCATCCTTGTAGACGGTCGCTGCCGCTTCGATGATGGCAAGACCAAGAGCCTTGTAGGGATCGTATGCTGTAGATTTTCTTTCTTCAACCTGTATCATTTCTTACCTCCAAGTTCTGCCTTGACCGCATCGATCAGTGCGTTTTGGGTTTCTTCCTTTTTCTGCAATGCCGACATGATTTTTCTGTCGATCGTGCCGGTTGTGATGATGTGCTGTATAATGACTGTCTTGGATTGCTGTCCCTGTCTCCACAGACGAGCGTTGGTCTGCTGATACAGTTCGAGCGACCATGTCAGTCCAAACCATATCAGCGTAGAACCGCCTGACTGAAGATTCAGACCGTGACCGGCACTTGCCGGATGTATCAGACCGACAGGAAGCTCACCTCGCTGCCAACGGGATATACTGTCAGCCTTATCCATTGTTGCGAACGGAATATGCAGCTTATTGAGCCTTTCCTGAATTCTCGCAAGGTCATGCTTGAACCAGTATGCCACGAGGACGGGCTTTCCGTTGGCGGCTTCGATGATGTCCTCAAGAGCGTCAAGTTTTCGGTCGTGTATCGGAAGAACATCTCGGTCATCGGAATATATCGCTCCGTTTGCCATCTGCGACAGCTTATTACTCAGACTTCCGGCATTGCTTGCAGTGACATCACCATCGGGAAGCTCCAATACCAGCTCCTCTTTCAGTTCCTCGTAGTGCTGTCTTTCTTCCTCGGACAGCTTTACGGGATATTCGGAGATTATCAGTTCAGGCATTTTCAGGTGATCGGTGGATTTCATGCTTATCGTGATGTCGGATATTTTGTCATAGATCTGCTGCTCTGCATCGGGCAGAGGTCGGTAGGAATACACGATATTTCCCTTATATTTATCGGGCAGGAAGTAGTCGTTGCGATACTTGCCGATGAATCGTCCTAATCGCTGTCCCATGTCGAGCAGTCGGAACTCAGCCCATAAGTCCATCAGACCGTTACTGCTCGGAGTACCTGTCAGTCCGACCACTCGTCTTACTTTCGGTCGCATTTTCATCAACGACTTGAATCTTTTTGTATCGTGATTTTTGAAGCTCGATAGCTCATCAATTATCAACATATCGTAGTTGAAAACTGCTCCGCTTTCTTCGATGAGCCACTGCACATTCTCTCGGTTGATGATGTAGATGTCGGCTTTGGCTTTCAATGCCCTCAGTCGTTCAGCCTCTGTACCGACTGCCACGCTGTAAGTCAGATTCTGAAGATGCTCCCATTTCTGGATTTCGGCAGGCCATGTATCCCGTGCCACTCGCAGAGGTGCGATCACGAGTACCTTGCTGATCTCGAAGTAGTCATACATCAACTCGTTCACGGCGGTAAGTGTTGTGACCGTTTTGCCTAAGCCCATATCGAGGAGCAGAGCCGTTACGGGATGTGTTATGATATATTCGGCTGCATACCTTTGGTACTCATGAGGTATGAATTTTTTCACGGGTCATCACTTCCAATCTTATGAACTAACTCTGCAATATCTTTTTTATCATCCAGCACATAAACCTGAAAGCCCAATGCTCTAAGCTGTTTATGCCTTTTTAGCTGGATTTTTCTCGGAACTTCACCGGGAGCTTTTGTCTCCACAAAGGCGATCCTTCCTTTCGGCATCAGAACGATGCGGTCTGGAACACCGGATGTGCCGGGAGAAGTGAACTTCCAGCAGAGACCTCCGACAGCTTTAACGGCATCACGAAGTTTCGACTCGATGTCCCTCTCACGCATAGGCAGATTCCTTTCGGTACATAGCCCACGACTCCTTGAACACATTAATGCAGCACTGACAAGCACCGCACTGGTAAACGAGGTAGTCATAGATCGCATCGTAGCTGTCTTCTTCGGGAAAGCGGTCATCAATTGCCATGTCGTGTGCCAGATCACCGAAGCGGTTATCCATGCCAAGAAAGTTTTTTATAATCCAGAGGTAGAAGCCACTTCTGTTAGGTTTTCTTCTCTCCATATATCTCATCATATTAAAAGCCCCTATTCTTCGAGGTTTTTCTGCCATTGGTGCAATTCGGTGACACCCATTTCTATACCTTTACTATATATACTTTTTTCATTTTTTCCTCGCCTGCGTAAAGTAGGGATATGAGTATCACCGATATGCACTTTGGCTATTTTACGCACTTTTTCAACTGTTGAAATGTAGGTCAGTTCAGAAAATCGTCAAGGATAAGGCGGAGTCCGTAGACAATCACACCTGTCTTTGCACGTTTTCTGGAGAAACCAGCCTGTTCAAGTGCAGTGTAGAAGTCCGTTGTGCTTCTCGTGAATTCACCGTTCTGGGCACAGTAGTTACGATACTCTTGATAGAGATCACCGGACTTTTCCGTGTAGCTTTTATCAATTTCGCAGCATTCGGAAAGGAATGTTCCCATCCAGTCATTATCCTCACGGTACGAGCCGATCGCCGCCTTTACGCAGTCAGGAGCTTCGATCTGGTAATTTGCTGCAATGACCTTTTTTGCACCTTCGATCAGCCACTTCAAAACCGCACCGCCGGCATTGTCGATCAGATACTGCGTGTAGTTCTTAATATCTGCCGAGCCGGTGATCTTCGCATGAAACGGAATCACGATCAGTCGTCTCCATGTACCGTCATCGCTTGCGCCCACTTTCGGGAGGTGGTTCGTGTAGAGAATCAGTGTGTGTGAAGGCTCGAAGTCAAACGGGGCTTTGAACTTCTTCTCGGCAAAAATACTGTCGGTGGAGCAGAGCTGCTTGACCACCGAGGTATTCAGCCTCATGCCTTCCTGTAACTCGGCGGCAATAATCAGCCTTTTTCCTTTGAGTTCCGCCATTTCGGGCTTAACATTTCTCTTGCAGTTCATGGTCAGAGCATCTGCCGACATATTGCCGCTATAGCTGCCGAGGACCTTGTAGATAACATTCCAAAAGGTCGATTTGCCGTTGCGTCCGTCACCATAAGCGATAATCAAACTCTCGACATAGACCTTACCCACGATACACAGACCGCAGATCATCTGCACATAATCGATAAGCTGTCGATCACCACAGAAGAATAACTCAAGTGCATCAAGCCAGAGCTGCATACCCTCATCGCTCGGAACAACGGCGGTCACCTTTGTCAGCAGGTCTTCAGGGTTGGTAGCTCTCCACCCGTCCATGCCGTCTGGGAGGTAGTATGTTCCACCGGGCGTATTGAGCAGCATTGCTTCCTTGTCCAGTGCCTCCGGCGGCTTCTGCACCAGAGACTTTGCCGCATCAAGGGCGTTGTTCAGACCACGCATATTGCGGTACTTCATGACGAAAGCCTTGAACGACTTAGCGAATGAGTAGGTTTCATAAGCATCAAGCTGTTCATCGGAGAGCGATTCCACGAATTTCTTTCCACCCTTGAGTGCCTGTTCCATGTTGATGCCTGCGTTCTGCATTCGTTCCAGAGCTGTCTTTTCAAGCTCATCAGCTTTGTTGAGCTGTGCATCGGTGTGCTCCATCATCGCAAGCACCGCCGACTGCTCGTTTTCTTCCCAATAAGTGCCGTTGTATCTGAGATAATCAGTCGCCTTGGTGAAAACAAGCTCATCACCGAAACAGTCCGCAAGGGTACGAGCTTCACCGACATCGGAGAAGTCATCGGGGATCATGCTGTTCTTGCCATATTCTTCGGGGCTGACATAGCCTTCCTGCTTTGCGACCTTTTTGCCGAACTTACAGGCAGAATGCCATATCGTTTCGAGTTCCTCGTCATCAAGCGGAGGGTCACACTCGGCAGCCATTTCGAGAAACTTCTCGTGCGCATCTTCGCCGATACCGAACCGTTTCACGATACGACCTGCCTTTCGGGACATGGTCGCATTACGCTGTCCCTGCGGAATACTGCGGTTGGACTTCATGAAAAGAAGCCAGTCCTCGATGGAGAGCGATCCCTCATGCCACTCGACTTCTCCCGTACTGCCGAAGAAGAAGCGAGCTGCGTCAAGAGCGTTGCTGTCGAAGAACGGCATTTCTTTCTGAATGCGGCGTTTCATCTTCTTGTGCATGGTGGCATCCTTGCAAATGCCGGCAGGGAGATAGACGTGCATCTTGGGGCGAGCGGTCTTGCCGTTTTTCGGTATCATGTGACTGCGGCTGTATACGATAGCGTATGCAACATCGGTGAGGATCGCCGACAGCCTCTCGGAATCGATCCATTCTTCGGGGTCATCGGAATGGGTGTTGTCGCAGTCGAGTACAAGCACATCGGACATCTCGAAATTCGCCTCACTACGGACATTTCCAGCATATCTGGCACATACATGGTCGAAGCGTACAGCTTTCTTTAGGTCAGCCGCCGAGGTGACAATCATCTCGTGGGGATAAGCCTTGTTCTTCGGATTACCACTGCAATCAGCGGTGTAGAGCGTAAATTTCATTCGTTTTCCTCCTTCTCAAAAATACCGTTGCATTTCGGGCAGTGCGTGAAGTTCTTTTCCTTGCCGAGTTCATGATTACTACAGACAGGACATACAGCTTTTGTATCGAGGTGATGTTCTTCCTTACGGGGCTTGCGGCATTCCTTTTTGCGAAGCTCGGCAATGGCAGCGTCAAGCACCTTGATGTCGTGGTAGAATACGTCATTGAAGTCGTCATCGGGTCCGATATGCGACTCCGTATCTTTGCGGAGCGACATCAGCCTTGCAATAATTTCGCTGATCCTCATTTTTTCTTCTCCATTTCTGCCGTAAAGTAGCGGATCTTCATGTATTTGCGTTTTGCCTGTTTGATCTCCTCGCTCATGCCCTTGGAGATCACATCGCCGAACACCCACAGTTCACGGCAGTGACTGAGGAGAATATTGTTCATCAGCACCGCCTCGGCTCTCTCGTCCTCATCGTTCATAAACTGCGTAAAGTAGATGTGAGGTGTGATCGGCAGGCAATGGTTGTCCACCGCAAAACGGCTGTATTTCTTTGCGTTCTCGGTGTTCTGCTCGATGTTCCCTGCGTATGGCGAGCAGATGTATACGATAGGACGAAAGTTTGCGGCTTTTCGGGCAGCCTTTTCTTCCTTTTCGATGCAAGTCATCGCTTCATATTCGGTAGGGCTGAAGTAGCCCTCGGAGTTGTAGAGATTTGCCACGATTTATACCTCCTTTGCCAGCATCTCACGGAGAATAGCGGTGAAGATCTCATGGAGCTTTTTGTCGCCGTTGATGATGTCGAGGACAGACACCGCCTTAATAGTCGTCTTGGTTGCACCGGTCTCCAACAGGCGATTTTTCTTATTGCGCACCCTCGCTGTCAGGCATACACCTGCACGGTACTCCAATGCGTCATAGGCTCTCTGATAGACGGACTCAATGCCGGAGTAGTCGCCGCATTCTGCCATAGCAATCTTGCCGACCATACTGCGGACATCATCACGCCAGTCATCGAACTCGACCGTAAATGCTTCCTGAATGGCATTGACCTTGTCACCGACCGCTGTAATTTCAGCCTGCTGTGCATTGAGCTTCTGTTCTGCCTCGATCATCCAGCGGAGTGTCGGGGAAAGGCTCATATCGGCAAGGTAACCGCCGGTCTTGCGGATCGCAGGCAGTACCTCCGAGGTCACCCAATGTTTGAAGCGTTTTGCTGTGGGGAGCTTGCTGCAAAGAACGAGGGAGTAGAGACCGCTTTCGTTGATAACGGTCAGCTTCTGTGTTCCGCCAAGGGTGTCGCATTTTGCGACATCCTTATCCTCATCGTCAACGTGCTTGAAAATTGCATCTCTGGCATTGCTGTATCCGAGAGCCTTTGCTACATCTGCTCCTACGAACCACGGCTCACCGTTAATGTCCATTGTTCTGATTTCACCGAATTCGGCATTTTTGTAAATTTCGTATTTCATGTAAATATCCTCCAATTCTATCTGTCCGTATTGGTGCGGACAGTCCTTTTCGTTAGTTATACTGTCTGTATTGGTTGTTTGTGCGTCTTTACCAGAGCTATTTAACGTCTTTTAAAGCGAAGTGCAGCTCACACCACTTTATCGCTGTAAGTGTATGCTCACGGCTGTCTGTAAACCAGCCATTCGTCACCATAATCGTGCTGATCTTTCTTGAAATGCAGTAAAGATTCTCTATGCTGAAATCTGTCTTGTCCGAATTCAAAAAGACGATCACATGACCTTTCGGCACTTTCTTGCCGTGGTGCTGTTCCCAAATAAGCCGCTGTTTTTCGATATAATCCTGTGTCTTAATTCCTGTGTCTTTGATTTTCACATAGGTGTATCCGTTGGAATGGATCGACTCACTGCCAACAGGAGCATTATTCCATGTCTGATGTCCCTTTTTATATGCCTGTCTACCGGATATTAGTTTGAGAAATTTAGCGCAATGTGCCTGAATACCTCTTTCAGTCTTTTCCACACCAAATCGTTTATTGAAAGCATCGGCTACTGCAACATAATTAGCGTACTCATGGCAATGCTCTCTGAGCCATTCATCCTGCTCCTCGGTAAAAGGATGATGAACACCCGCTATACCAAGGCTTCTGCATTTATTTTTCAGCGATGATGCTGTAACGAAGAGTCCAAAGTAATCTGCAAACTGTATCGCAAGTTCTGCATAAGTTGCAGTTCCGACTTTATCACGAAGCCACTGCACTTCCTGCTCCGTATAGTGGTGCATCTGCCTCATCGGATCAGCTTCTCGATATTGGAGTTCTCCAGCTTTCCTTCAGCGACCAGCTTTTCGGTGCGGAGAACGACATCAGCGTTGTTGATCATCTGCTTGGCGAGCGAGGAGATCGTCTGAGAAAGCTCTGCCTCCTTCTTGCGCTCATCCATACTCATTTCAGTATTGCTTACGATGCGGATTCTCTCACCGAGAATTTCCTGTAATTCCATAAGTGTCATAATATTTTCCTCCTAATCTTTTTTATAAAATTCGCATTCATATCCGTCTGCACGGAGCAGAAGTCCCTCTGCCCACGGCGGAGTGCAGCTCATCTGCTCACAAATCGCTTCAACGGAGACATCTTTCTTGCACTCGATGATCATTTCATCATGTATATGCCCGACAATGAAACAATGAGATAATGTTTTCATGGAGTAGAACAGTAGATCTCTCGCAATAGCCTGCACCACGTTTTCGGTCAACTTGCCGCTATATGTCTCCAGCATCTCCCATTTCTTGCTTGCTCCGATTCCCCAATAGTTGATGCACTCACGACCAAAGCGGTTCTTTCCGAGGGAAGGCTTCATGTATGCAAGCCGTCTGCCGGAGGGAAGCTTCACGAACAGTACTCGCTTTTCGTAGCTGAATACAATACCATGAGTTTCCCGCGGACATTTCAGCTTTATTGCATCAAGAGCCGCTGTTTCGAGGTCATACCAGAGGTGCACGATATTCGGTGATGCTTTGCGCCAGTCGGTCACGATGGCTTTCAGTTCCTCGTCTGTCAGCCCCATATCATCAGCACCCATTGCTTTCATTGCACCAACGGAGCCGGAATAGCCACAGGCGAGCTCGGCTACCTTGCCTTTTTGCCTTAAGTGCCCATTGACACCGCGCTTCACCACAGGAATTCCGAACATCTTTGAAGCGGAAGCACAATAGATATCCACTCCGTTGGCAAATGCCTCCATCCTCCATTTTTCACCGGCAAGCCACGCTATTGTACGCGCCTCAATTTGCCCGAAATCTGCTACAATAAACTTATATCCCTCTCTCGGAATGAAAGCAGTACGAATAAGCTGCGACAGGGTATCGGGAATATCATCGTAGAGCATTTCGATTGCATCAGTATCTCCGCTGCGTACAAGAGAACGAGCACTTTCAAGGTCGGGCATATGATTCTGAGGCAAATTTTGCAACTGTATAATTCTCCCTGCTTCTCGCCCTGTCCTGTTTGCACCGTAGAATTGGAACATTCCTCTTGCCCGGTCATCGGAGCAGGCTGCGGTCACCATAGCCGTGTATTTCTTGACAGAGGACTTGGCGATCTGCTGTCTCAGGCGGAGAACAGTTCTCACAGGTTCTTCCTCCGTTTCGAGCAATTCAGCGACTTCCTTTTTGCCGAGCTTTTCGGTAAATACACCATGAGCCTCAAGCCACTCCTTGACCTGTAGCACAGAATTGGGATTATCCACACCCGTCAGCCGTTTCAGTTCTGCTTTAAGCTGCTCGGTTACTTGCTCATTCAGAGCGATGGCGTTTCTGGCAAGAGTCATATCAATGCGGATTCCACGGTCATTTATCTCGGAGTCGAGGATATATTCCTCCCACACGAAATCCGGCATTGGGAACTGCGACACCTTGCGGTCGATGTCCATTTCAGCCTCGACATCTCGCTTGTTATATGCCTTGAACACCGACCACTTGTCGGGAGCATCGGATGGTTTATGAAACAACGGCTTGTCGCCGATATATTCGTAGGGAACACAAAAATATTTGATGAGAGCCTTGCCCTCGAACATCTTCTTCTGCTCGATGTTCAGCACCTCACCAACACCGGCAAGATGCAGCGGAAGTCCGAGATAGGCAGAAGCTACCATTGTACACCGCCATGACTGCGGATTCAGATAATTTCCCACGTTGTCATCGGCAGCACCGTATGATTTGAAATACTGTGGATAATTGCGGCAGATATATGCTGACAGGCAGACACGTTCAAACTGTGCGTTGAAGGCATGCTTCTGTACATCGTCAGAGACAATATCCTTGATGATTTCCATCGGGATATGCTCACCGCTT